AAATTACTTTACATGTTCTGAGGCAAGTTACACATATAGTAACTTTGTTGATGATATGGAAAAAATATTCCAATATGTTCCAACTTCAGGTGTTAAAAAAGCATTTGTTGGCGCTGGTGCATTAGGATATTGGTCTAAAATGGCTGGTAATTCTGGATTTGCTGGTAACAATGGTTGGAGTGTTAATCTTGGTGATATGAAAAGAGATGCTCTAGGGTTTAATTATAGAACCTTAGAAACACCTCATGGAATGTTACAAATGATTCCTACCCCTGCATTAAGAGGACCTTGGAATAAAACAATGCTAATAGTTGATGATGATAACTTATTCCACTCTCAGTACAGAGCACCAATGTATCAAACAAATATCAAAACTGATAATGCGTATGATGGTGTAAAAGATCAATACATGTCTGATGAGGGAATTGGTATTACT